ATAGATATCATATTACTTTGCTTTCTTATCTTCTGTTAAGAGTTGCTTTGTATCAGCAACTTTGCTCTCAGTGGCAGTATCAGTAATATCAATCTTCTTAGGCTTCTTTGAATCTGGAATGATATTCTCGAGCCAAATCTTAAGCATGCCGTTTACAAGTTCGGCATTCTTAATTTCCACAGTGTCTGCGAGAGAGAACTTACGAGTAAATGCGCGATCAGCAATACCCTTGTGAAGATAATCTACATTATTATCTTCGCTTCCGATTGCTGAGTTGCCGGAAATAATTAATGAACCATCCTGGAAAGTCATATCAAGTTGATGCTTACCAAAACCAGCAACAGCCATTTCGATGACGTACTTATTGTCGTCAACTTTGGCAATATTGTATGGTGGATAGTTTGGGATTACTTTTGAGAGAGTTTCGTTTGCTTCTTCGAATCTCTTGATCATTGGTTCAAAACCAACGAAATAACGGTCGAAATTTGGCAAATCAAAAAGTCTTGCTAAATTAGTCATATTTGTCCTCCTGTTAAGCAAGGTTAATGTAACGTAGACCCATAAGGCGTCTACATAAATATATATAATGCTAAACCGTATAAAATGCAACTAAAAACTTATATCTGATATGAAAAATCTTGTTACCGTAACAGAAAAAGCTAAGAAATACTTATTAGATGCGTGTTTATCAGAAAACCGCAATTCTATAAGACTTGAAGTTATAGGTGGTGGTTGTGCTGGGTTTAGCTATAAGTGGGAACTATCGGACCAAAAAGACCCTTTAGATAGTATAGTGCCTTTAGACGAGTCTCATGAACTTATTGTGGATGATACGAGTCTTATGTATGTGATAGGTACAGAAATTGATTATGAGCAAAAGCTTGGAAGCAGCTCTTTAGTCATTAAAAATCCTAACGAATCTTCTTCCTGCGGATGTGGAAAGTCATTTAGCGTAGGATAGGAGTTCAAAATCGACGTCCCACAGACGTTTGATATGGAGTGGTCTCAGTGTTATTGGCGATTAGTGTATTGGCAACACAATGTTAAGGAGTACAATTACCCTAGGTGGGACGTAAAGTCCGACTGGTCGAAACAGTCTATTTACAATGCGTGGGTTGAGGCGGTAAGTAAATCAGATCCAACTATTAGGATAAGATTAACTTGTCAAAACGGAAAGTATATAGTTCTAGATACCAGATGAGGATATTATGATACCTACAGATCCAAAAGAAGCAGCAGAATTAGGTAAAAAATGGGGTGAGACCATTACAGATTCAGTATTTGGTTTTTCTGATGATATAAAAAAAGTAAAAGCTAAGAATCAGGTTACTAAAGCACGTAATGAATTAGTCAAAATAAATAATGAAATAGCACGTAATAACAACCTTCTTCGCCAGCAAGCTATGAAAGAGTTAGCTGACGAACAAGAAAGAAAAAGAATGGCTATGATGTCTCCTGCTCAAAAGGAGGCTTATAGAAAGGCAAAAGAAAGAGCAGCATTAGAAGAACGTAATAGACAAATTGATGCAGAAAATACTAAACAAATAATACTTGCATCTCTAATTGGTATTTTAATTTTCTTTGCAGTTGGTATGGGTATTTTATTTTATTTGAGACACTGATATGGAATTTTTTGTTAAATTATTAGCTGACGTAGGGTTTCCTATTGCAGCAGCAGGTGCAGCAGGATACTTTGTATTTAAAATGATGCAATTTATCTTAGGTACTGTTATTAAATCTATTAAAGGATTAGAAGCGATTATTTCTGGTCTTGATGCACGTGTAAGAGTTATTAATAATGAGATTGTGAAAACAGATAAACTTCTGTCTCAGATCATCGATGTTCCAACTGACCCAGAAATAAGTTCAAGATCTAACGATATGAGAACATTAGTAAGAACGGAAGATGGTGGAGAATCAGAAGACGAACTTCGTAATTGAGGTGAGAGTTTCTAAAATAAATGATAGGCGATATTATTCAGTATATGATGCAAGTAGAAGAAGATTATTGTTACAAACAAAATATTTAAAAGAAGTGGAAGTGTTTACAAATGGATATGGACATAGGGGAACTAGTCAATAAGTATGGATTCCCAATCATCGCAGCTGGTGGAATGGGATACTTCATTTACTTTATCTGGATGTGGACGACAACTGAAGTGAGTCCTGTTCTTGCAGATGCAAATAAAACACTTATTGGTCTCATTGACAGAGTAAGAAGATTAGATAATGATCTTATCAGACTTAATCAGAAACTAAAAATGACTGTAATACTAAAACAAAAAGCAGATTACAGTAAAGCCGATGTTAAAAAGTTCGATGCTGATATGGAAAAATCATCAGTAAAAAGGAGAGACTAATGAGAAAATTTATTATTTTAGGAACTCTACTATTTGCATCTACTGCAATTGCTGGTAATAATATTCTTCCTTTAAGACCTGGTATTACAAATAATAATGTAATGTTTGGTACTGCAGTTATTCAAGTAGAAAAGGCACCTATTCAAGTAGAGAAACCTAAAAAAGGTAAACCTACTAACAAACTAGAATCATCTGATGAGTTTCCATCTGTAGATGGATACTTCGAAGGTCCACTTCCTGAAGTTATTTTTACCGGTGAACTTGAAGGGAGAGATGGAGAAGGTTCAAGTGTTGATGAGATTACAGAAGTAGGTTTATTTCCACAACCTTATTATTACTGTATTGACTGTATCAATACATCAGAGTAATTACTTACTAGTAGCTCTGTAAACCCCATCAAAACCTTTAGGTGGTCCATCTTCCATACGCTCGAGCATCATGTCATAATAGTGCTCGAGCTTTCCATTAAAGCATGTTTTTAATTCTTTTGCAAGCTTAGACGCCCCGCCCCAATTGCCATCATAATAATAAGATAAGAATCTAAAGTGTGTCTTTTCTTGATTATTAGCCCAATCGGCTTTATCAACAAGCGTATAGATCTTCACACCTTCTTTTTTACCTTTAACCGCAATACAATCTAATTCAATAACGTTATAAGAACTCTTTACCTGATTAGCGGTTTCTGGTCCGAGGATGATCTGTACTCCATAGTTTTTTGATTGTCCTTCGAGTCTTGAGGCTAAATTAACATTATCCCCAAGGCAAGTATAATCAAAACGTTGTATACTACCCATGTTTCCCACAACAACATTACCAGTATTGATACCCAATCCCATACCGAACGGGGGGACTCCCTCTTTGGCAATCTCATCATTAAACTCCTTCAACTTATCTAACATCTTGACTGCAGCTTCAACAGCATGTTTAGCATGCTGTGTATCATCAAGAGGTGCATTCCAAAATGCCATTTGTGCATCACCAATATACTTGTCAAGTGTTCCGTTTGACTCTAAGATAGACTGAGTCATTGCAGTCATGTAACGATTCATTATCTTAGTAAGACCTTGAACGTCTGTACCGTAATGTTCAGATATAGAAGTAAACCCGCGAACGTCAGTAAACATGATAGATAACTCTCTTGTCTCACCACCAAGTTGTAGAAGTTCTGGATTCTTCTGTAACTTCTCGACCATTGCTGGTGATAGATATGTTCCAAATTGCTTCTTGATTTGTAACTTCTGTAGATACTCAGATATCATTTTCTGAGCAACAATCATAAAGTAAATTAGTGAACCAGCTAATAGTATATAAGAAGAATCCCAAAGCTGGTTATAAGTTGTAAACAGATAAGTGCAAACGCTAATAGTTCTACAGTAGGTGCAATTGCAATACGTTCTGGTGTTGTTCCAGCAAATACAGAAAGTAGTGCCTGTGCTTGTAGATCTTGAACAAATTGTTCACCATGAGGTGTGGCAACTACTGTAGAAACTCCAGATGCAGACACACCTAGTATAACTAATTTACCTTCAACATCTTTTTGTTCTACATCTAAGAAATCTATATGCTTAAAACGGCTAGAAGGGTCAAGCCAAATACGAGCATTAGCATCAGTGTTAATAGTCTTAAACTGTGGAATGCGTACAGCCTCGATACCTGCTTCTCCAGTTTTAATTTGGAACGATGGGTCATCTGTTAATGTTCTTATTATTTCTAAAGGAAGGGAAGGATATAGTTGATCGCCAATTCTCACTACCATTGGCATACGTCTGATAACACCATCTATTTCTGGTGTTGATGCAATAGTACCAACACCAGCAGCATTATCTGCAAATTGCTTTAACGGAGCAACAGCACCAGGCCAGCTAAAAGTATAGGGGAGAGGGTCAGCACCAATGGCAGAAAATCCTCTCCTAACAGCATCAGGTTTTTGGGTTTGGTTGGTAGGCACCTGCGCAAGTACGATACCCCCAGATCCCACAGATTTTGCAAATTCATTATCGTGTCCGCTCCTATCGGGTTCTGAAAACAAAATAGGGAATACTATTACACCAGCTTGATAATGACGAAGACGTTCAATCATATCAGCAAACTCTTTACGATCAATAGGCCACTGACCCAGCTTTTCGAGAGTCTTATCAGATACGTCTACAATTACAATATCTTCGTTTGTTGTTATCTCTTTACTTCGTAACGTATAGTCAATAGACTTAAGTTCAAGAATTTGTACTGGATATGGATTCCAAACCTTAAGTGCTACTAATGCACCAAGTACAAGTAAAGAAATAAGAAGATTTTTCATTGTGTCTGGTTCACTATCAATGGATATGGATTACAAGATGATATGCCGCAGTACTGTTGTATAGAATAAGAAAGGTTAGAAGAACTATTCTGTGTAACTGAAATATTATAGTTATTAAAGTTACCATATAATTCTATATTAGAACTATGATTTCCTCCACCTTGTTGATCTATAGAAACAGTACTGTTATTTAGGTCTGTTGCTAGAAAGTTTGATGTAGGATCTCCAATCTGAGTAGCAGTTATAGCATTACTATTGCCAGTCAGATTAATAATATTGCTTCCTGCATAACAAGGTGTAACTATTAGTAATAGAATTAAACTAATTATTTTTTCCATAGGATTACTTCCATAGTTCCGTCCATATGCTCGACAATTGCTGAGCAAGTTTCGACCCAATCCCCACAATTAAGATACGTAACTCCCATAATATCTCGTCTATTAGGATGATGAATATGCCCACAAACAATACCATCACACCCAACAGATTTTGCATAATTGCAGAGAGTTTTTTCATAATCGCCTATAAAATTTACAGCTTTTTTGACTTTATATTTAAGCCAAGAACTAATAGACCACGGCTTAAATTTTAATTTATTTCTTATTCTATTAATAAAAACATTTATCACTATGGATACATCATAAGCCCAGGATCCAAAATGAGATAACCATTTGGCGTGCTCTATAACAACATCAAATTGATCACCATGTATGACAAGATACTTCTTACCATCTACTCCTATATGATAATCTTTATCTATTAATTTTATATTACCAAATTCATGATCGCCAAAACTTCTTAAAAATTCATCATGGTTACCAGGTATGTAAATTACTTCTGTACCTTTACGAGCCATTCTCATTAACTTCTGAATAACATCGTTATGAGTCTGAGGCCAATAAAAAGATTTATATAATGCCCAACCATCAATAATATCACCTACTAAGTATAATTTTTCACATTCAAATGTTTTAATAAATTCTAAAACTTGATTAGCTTGCGACATCTTAGTGCCAAGATGAATATCAGATATAAAAACTGTTTTATACTTGTTCATAGTGATTGCTTTATTGTTATAGTTGTTGAACCAGCATTGTTTACAACTTGTTTAATTGATATGTTATCTTGAGTTAATTCGTAAGTTGTTGTATGAGTATCTGCCACGTTCAGTTCAGCATAATGATTGACATCTTCTCTGTATAATACTACATTGTTCATATCATCTACAAAATATTTAAGTCCTGCACCTTTATTATATCTATTATAGTTTGGAAGTAGTGAGTTAAACTCTTCTAATTCACTTTGTAAGAATTGTGAACTTTGTGCATCTAAAACATTAAGCATAAAATCTTGATCTAAGAAATTAATATCTAATCTGTTGTTAATAAGATAATCTTTGTTCAATTCGTCATAAGCTAGAAAATCTACATTGAGGAAATCTTGATCAAGAAAGCTTTTAGTGGTTGTCATTTCATCTTGAGCTTTTTTAATTTCTCTTGGTGGTGTGACAATGAGAATATTATTAATTTGATTCTCGCTCAATTCTAGTATCACAGGTTTAGTAGGAAGTTTACCTCTTGTATCCACTGATGTAGCTTGGAATGGTTTAGTCAACCATACTTCACCAGCATCAGTCATAACAACTATTTGTCCTGTGATGCAATCTTTTTCAATGTCTCTGAAGCCGACAGGGCAAGAAGGTAAAAGAATAATAGTACTGCGACCAATCTCGTCAACAGTAGATGTAAAATCTGTACCTCTGACACCAATCGTAGCAGACGGCGTTTCAACCTTAACTTGTTGTGGATCATTCTTTGCAATCTGTCCTGATGTATACTTGACTGTTCCTAAAGCAATCTTAACAGCTAGCTTACCTGCACCTTTGTTAGGATCATACACGAAGTTATCTATCACGAGTTTGCTTTGCTCGGTGATATGAACTTGTGTTTGATCCTCAAAAGTAATACCTGCCTTCGCATTAGCAGTAGTGACAGTATCATCCATTTCTACTTTAGTACTAAGCTCGGAAGGTATTACTTCTTTGTTTCGCTTTATTTCTGTTGGACCAGTCTGTTCTGTAACAGTACCTATTGCAGCATTAGTAGTTGCTGTTAATAGACATAGTGTTGCCAGAGCCAGTAATAGTCGCTGTAACGCTGCTATCAATTCCACCACCTTGATCGATGTTTACTGTATTTGTTGCACCTACTATAGTTAAATTAGCATTATGTCCACTAGTACTAGCAGCACCAGTTTGTCTTATTTGAACAGTGTTACCGTTACCACCAGAAATGTCAACTGCTGATTGTGCACCTGATATTGCAGTTGAATCATTGTTGATAGTTACATCATTATTATCTGAATTAATATCGATAGTAGATGTACTTGAAGATGTATCAAAATTGCGACTAATTATATTACCATTACCGTAAACTGTATCTGTCATAGTAATCATAGAACAAGTAACACACAGTAAACTTAAATCATTAAAGTTACCTGTAAATGTGTGAGTCAATGTGTTACCGTTACCGTCTACTGAGTAGGCAGCTGTATTGTTATTACCTATCTGATCTATCGTTATGGCATTAGAGTTGCCATTTATTATCGCGTGATTTGTTGCATCACCAATGCTGTTACCAAGTCCAGTTTGTGTAAAATTAATTGTTGAACTGCTACCAATCTGATCAACTATAATACTGTTACTCGCAGCATATGCATATTGAACCATAACAAAGAATGACAAAATCATTGCCAATCTTGTTATTAGTTTCATTCCTTACCTCTTTTCTGACCTATGTTTCCATAATTGTTTTCTCATACCCTCACGGACCATCTGTACTACTGCTTCTTCTATTGCAACTCGAACTGCATATGTTGTAGGCTCATTGATATTATTACCAGCCTCAAACTCCACAGTAGTAGTATTCTGGTCTACAAACTTTAACAAATTTCCATTAGTACCTGTGCTAAGAATAGTCTTAGATACTCCCGTTGATAATAATATCTCACCAGTATTAATGGAAACTAATCTCAATACTACAGTCACTTCATCTTTACGGTATTGCTGTGATGCACCTATTCCTAATAAACGTGCACCAGCACCTCCAGATGAAACATTACTATCATAACCTACCACACCACCTTCGATCATAATACCTGCAACGATTAAAGGTTGTAGTGGCTTTGCTTCTTTACCTTCGTATACTTCTCTCTGACTCTTAATTAGTTGTCTCTCTTTAACTAGGTTATCTAAATTAACTCTCTCAACAACTTTAAACCAAGTCCCACCTCCAGCATCCTGGAGAGCCTTTATCATAAACACTTCTGAACCTTGCGATACAGCTGTGCTAAGATCAGCAAAGCGATCATTAGGTTTTCTTTGTCCGGTCAAATCACCAAACTTGTAAACAGCAACTGGGATAGGATCACTATCAGGTGGCTGTAAATTTACTAAATCATTCTGACGCTTTTTGTAGATAGGAGTAGGCATTTCTGTCTTTAATTCGTCCCTATAATCTCTAGGCACAGAATTGCATCCTACTAGTAAAAGCGATGCTAAAATTATAATATATTTCATATTGCAAGACTTCCCAAAGGAACAGTTATGTCAGTTGTCAAACCACCAGCGTCAGTTATTATTAAATGTATACCATCTGCAGTTGATTCCCAGAATATATTAGAACCAGCAACATCAAAAGACCCTGTTGTTAATCCTTGATCTGAAAATAACTGCTCAGCAATTTTCTGAGATATAGTAGCGTATATTCTACTCTCTAAGTTATTAAGAAACTTAGCTAGATTAGTATTTTTAGCATCTGCAGCAGCTTTCGCTTCTGCAGCTTTTTTATCCTCTATAATCTTCATCTTACGAGTGTACTCTTGATTTTCTATCGTAAGAACATGCGAAGACCACCCTTCACCAGAGAATGAAGGGTTATTAAACTTGAACACCATCTCAGAAGCTGAGGCTGGAGTTATTATCAAAAAACCTGCTAAAACGTATCTAATCATAAATACCTCCGTGATATTTATAAATTTCAATATGAAAATTTAATGAATTTAATTGATGGAGATATTATAATGGCTAAATTAGATGAATTAACTGCAAAAGATGTATCAGAGGCTCGTTCACTTCACTCAGAATTAGTAAAGAAGGGTGATGCAACTGCAAGCCATTTTATTTACTGGTATAGTTGGTTTTGGGCTATAAGCTCCACTGTTTACTTTTTTTGTGTAACTTTTGTACAGTTACCTGAGGGTGGTAGAGATTTTGCAAATATTATTTTAGGATTCTTGCTTGGTACTGCGGTAGCTACCATCATAGGATTTTTCTATGGTAATAGCGAAAAAGGAGGCTCTTAATGAGTACTAAAACTTTAGAAAAAGGTTCCAAGTATAATCAATTTGACGTTGATGGTGATGGAACAGTTACTGATGACGAAATGACTAAAGCACAAGCTATGATCGATGCTGAAAATAAAGACAAAAAAGAAGACCAGCTTCGTTCCATGGCATGGGTTGCAATGGGAAGCATGGTCTTCTTTACTTTAGCTTTATTTACACCACTTGTTAGCATAGAGAGACTTGGTGCATTAGATAATCTATTACAGATGTTCTATATTGCACAAGCTGGTGTAGTTGCTACATTCTTTGGTGCTAATGCCTATATGAGCAAGTAATCAAAGATTACCTGGTTTAGACATCATATCAATCCCTGATTTCTTATCGTCAGATGTAACAATATAATTGACGGGAGTAATCAGGGATTTCTTTTTCTCAATATCCCATTCTTTTAGATAATCATTTTCCTTATCAAAAAGAACTAGATAATCATCTTCTGTAATCTCAGAAACACGAGAGATTGTTTCACCAAGCCATTCTTGGCTAAACTCTTTTGCTTCTTCCATTGTTACTGTATCTTTAGCATCTTCTTCGTTTTCACAACGAACAACATATGATGTACGATATGAAGATACTGCGTCAACTAGAAACAGTTTCATCACACACCATACTTTTTAGCAATGTTATGAATTGTTTTAGCTGCTTCATAATCTGAAACTGTATGGTGAAACCACCCTACAAAAGAACAACCACCAATCAATGCTAATGTGTAATCATGGTTAACCATACCATAGATAAATGATATAAAACTAATAAGTGTTACAACTAAAGAACATAAAAACTGTACTTTGAACATCACGCGGCCCTCACTTTAAAATTGTGAAATTTACCATCACGGTTTAGTTTAGAGACTGCATCGATCCAAGACTTAGCTTCTTTTTCAGATGTAAAATGAATCTTATCCGTGACTGTAAGACCATTTAGAACACCTTTAGCAAGAGTCTTTTCGAATTCAACAATGTACTTGTATTGACCTGGGTATACTGACATGTTAGCCTCCATTACTGTATATATTATATATTAGCATAGTTTCATAAAAAAAGCCACTAGTTTTTACACTAGTGGCTAATTTTGGTAGACGAGGAGGGATTCGAACCCCCGATAAGACCGTTATGAGCGGCCGGCCTTGACCACTTGGCGACTCGTCTAGAAAGGTATATCATACGTTTCACCTAATGCAATTTGTATTTCGGTAAAACGTATCATATCTTTTAATTTAGCTATTTTTTCTTGATTTTCTTCCCATACAGCATCAGAAAGTTGTTTTTTATATTCCTTCAGCTGTACAGCAAGAAGAGGAAACGTAAAGTATGTTACTTCCGTTTCATGGACTAGAGCACTCATTTCTTCTTACGATTATTCCGTGCTTTTCGTTTTTTAGAACCTACTTTACGGCGCCCTTTACGAGGACGATTCTTATGAGGGTGTGCCATTATTTACTCCTAAAAGTTACCAGGTTGAACCTGTAATACTCTAATACCTTCTTCACGCATAGCATCTACTACACGATTACGATCATCAAACCATAAAAAAGGTTCACCCCATTCATCTCGAATTTGTTCAAGCAATTCTTTCTTGACGATACCATCATCTCGATAGTCATTAGCTTTTCTCATAAACAAATCGTCGAAATATACATTATATTTAATCAACCAATCTAATGTATCTTTACGACTTGTTTCATCTCGAGCAGAACAAAGTACTACTGAACCATAGCTTTTAAAGCACTGAGTCAACCAGATGATATCTTCATGAGGAGTATCTTGTGGAAGTAAAGCTTTAAATGTAGTCCAATCTTTAGGTGATTTACGAATGTATTGTAGACGGTGATCGAGATTACTTAACGTACCGTCAATATCAAACACAAACACTTTATTATTCATTAATCACCTTGTAAGCATTTCTGCCAAAATAATACCGAAAATCATACCTGTAAGAAACTGCAGCAGATATAGCGCAATTTCCATTTTAGTTTCTTTTGTCATGTTTTTTCCTTTCATCATATTATAATAATAGGATATTATGAGAAAAAAATCAACTCTTATTTTTCTGGAGCAAACCTATAATAAATGTCAGCTACTTTACGGATATCGTCATTGGTACGTTCGTAACATTCTTTATCCATAATAGCAGCAACGATAAGATGAACATCGTTCTCACTATAATACTTACGAAGAACCTCTTTAAACCTATCCCAGAAATTTACTGGAATGTTAATAACTGGTTTCGTAATATTATTCTTTTTAAACTCTAGAACCGTTCCCATCACCAAGAATCCTTTCAGCGTCTGCAACTGCTTGCTTTGCTAACATAAGATACAATTCTGATTCAATCATTAATGGTTTTGATGCGATATGATACACTGCATCTTCAAGAGGATTCCCCTCATTTACTTTTTGAATCGCTTGATGAGCCATTGCACGAACAAACTCATCATTTGACTCTTGTTTGATACGAAGTAAAATATCAACAAGATACTGAGTCATTGATCCAGGTGGTCCACCACGATCAGTTAAGAGTCTACGTTTGTTCATTATTCCATTCCAATAGCTGACATATAGAGTTCGAGAAGAGCTTCTTCTTCTTGACGTTCTTCTTTTGACTTACGACGAATAGAAACGAGCTTGCGAATGATCTTGGGATCATACCCTGTTGATTTTACTTCAAGATAGACACTCTTGATATCTTCAGAGATAGCTCTCTTTTCTTCTTCAAGTTTTTCGATGCGGTTAATATACTGCATCACTTCATCTTTATTTGGTCCATTGCTCATTGCATCATTTCCTTCGGTGGTGTAAACGGTCTTACACTATCTTTTGACTCGGCAACTGCTTCCATCATAGTATTAAATTCTTCTGGAGGCAACACTGTTTTATACAGTGACATAGTTAAGGATAGCATAGCAGCTCCAACTACAATAGGATCATAGCGGTCTAGTATATCATTCATAAAAGATAATACTTCTGTATATGCTAACTTTAAGTCCTGATCTGAGCTATTCATTTTCTTTAACCAGTTTTAAAGAATCGCTAGGATCAATTACATATCCTATGACTGTAAGAAAATCTCTAAATTTTTCTAACACTGCATTTACATGTACATCAGTAGCATCAAACTCAATTGTACCTGTAGTATCTGGGAACAACTCATCATGATGTCCTGATGATTCTACTTTGAGTGTTACTTTAACTTGATATTGTTTTTCCATCTTTATCTCCAAAGAAGGGAGACGGCTTACGCCGCCTCCGCATAAGAAATTGCCTTGTTAAGAGCAGTGATCTTACGTTGACGATTCTGACCATACCATGAAGACTGCATACGAGACTCGTTTGTATGACCGAGAACGTGATCAGTAGTATAAGTTACAGCATTAAAAGCATTCCACCATGAACCAGGAGCAAAATCTGCGCCAGGCTGTGTATCTACTACTGACAATACAGTTTCTGCTGGACGTGACATAACATCCTTGTTTTCCTTCGAAAGAGAAGGAAAGAGCTCACGGAGGTAGTTGTGAAGTGTTTCTTCACTGTAACGCTTAGATGAAAGAAACTCTGCAGCTTCTTTATAAGTAGACATCTTATTATTAGCAATACCTAGAGTACGTTTAACCAGTTCCCCATCAAAACTACGGCGATGATTGAGACGTACAACGAGGTCACTAGAAGAACCAAGAGCGAGAGTAAGCGTATTATTACATACCACCCGAATTGGAGTAAAGCGAATATCAATGGAGCGACCATACTCATGAGGATTGCTAAAAAGAAGATAGCTGTCAACTTTGTCTCCACCAAGAATCTCAAACGATTCATTTACCTTTGCAAGAGCCCAAACATTCTTACCTTCACGTAATGAACCTGCTGTATGCATTTTCATATTGCCTTCCATAACAAAGTCATGAAAGAAATCAAACGCTTCGTGATTCTGTACTGGGTTCCATTCACCTGATACTACTGAGAGAACTTTACCATCAGAAGAACGAACAAGAGCAGAATCTTCTGTAGGAATCTTCTGACCGTTATAGTCAATATAAGTAGGAACTTTATCGACAGTCCAATCAAGACCTGCCTTCTCAAGCATCTGAGCAGGAGTCAAATCATCTAATACTTTAATACCAAGACCGTGCCAAGGAACTTCACCAGCATATGCCATGCTTTCTACCAAATGTGCCATTTCACTTCTCCATTTTAAAATTGGTCACAATTCACATTATTATAGTAGGCTGTTTTTTTAATTTAAGCAACTGTTTTTTCTAAAACAGTAAAACCGTTGTTTTCAGTCGTATGGTAATTTACGACCCATTCTCTATGTTCCTTAAGAAACTCTAGAATTGCGGGAAGAAGACCTTTACCGTCTTGGCAGGTACAACCATAAGTGTGTGTATCATGAAAAGCAATATACTTATTTACTTTCATGTGATGACGTTCTAATTCATGTTTTACTTGGGAATAGCTATGATCTGTATCTATGAATAAAAGATCAGTCTGTTCTATATCAATATGTAAAGTATTTCCAATTGAATACTTAACATCACGACCTTGACTGCCAGCAAGGTTAAACAATTCTTGTACTTTAGGATCAATAAAAAGATCATAAGAGCGTACTACTGGAGCATTAGATGCAAGTATAGCTCTTGTAGATTGACCTTCTCTAACACCAAATTCTGTAACATGATTACAGAGACTAGCAATCCCTCTCAAAAGAGGAAGATGCTGGTTAATATCGGTTGGCGTTAAACACGCAATTTCAAATTCATCTAATAATGTAAGGCTCATAATATTCTCAATCACAGATTACTTGATACTGATTTACCCAGCGCCAACCATTCCAGTATGAACCCATGAATACATTTTGACATACAGGTTGATAGCGATAAGACTGCTGATAATATCCTTGTTGAGTATTCATCATAAGACCACCTATAATAAGACCACCCACAAGAGGTGCTACCCAGTTATTATTACCTCCATGGTAGTGATGGTTATGATGTCTAGGTGCATGATGATGTCTTTGCCATTCACCTGCTTGTGCAGAAGTAGAAAATATTGTTAAAGCGGTTAATGCACTTAAAAATAATTTACGCATGTCTTTTCTCCAGACGTTTACGATCGTAAGAGCCTTTACCCTTACACGCACGGATAACTCTCGGGCGGTATTTTCGTTCCGAGAGCTCTCTAGCAAAGATGTTTTTTACTGCTGTTTTCATAATATTAATATAGTATTTTTTTGAAAAAAATGCAACTAAAAAAATATCCAATGATTTCAATGAGTTAGTACTTGGATCCTATGGTATATTTTGCTACTAGATTCCACTTATCTTTTTCTTTAAAAGGAATAATTTTTATTTGATTAAGGGGAGCTTCTGGTGTTTCTGTTTTATTATAATCTACCTGCTCGATCAACTCCCATTCATCTAATAAATTAACTATTCTATTACGTCTTGCAATATCACCTTCAGAAAGATCAGCTTGTTTACCATCTAGTAAAAACAATTCTTTGAAATGCACAATATAATACTTACCTTGTTTGTGCAAGATATGACAGGATTGATATAATGTGTTTTCCTTTTTAGATGCAAGACCTATGCGAGAAAGTGTCTCTTTTACTTTTAGAAAATCTTCTGGACTTCTAAGTCTCACTTCCACCAGCTGGTTTATGTTGAACATGATTACCACCTTTTATTATTTTTGTTTTTATATGGTCAATCTGCTCTCTAGTCAGAACTTTACTGATCTCAAGAGCTCTGTTATAATTCACCTTATAATATTCTTGTATACTTTCTACGTCAGAACTCTCAACAGGCTTTGCCCATTTTGAAAATCTCTTAGAAACTCGTATACTATTTAGGTAATAATCATTTTGTAGTATAGAATCCACGTGATTTGCACGATTCATCTCATTAGCATATAGAACTGTATCAACATAATAAGAAAGAGCCCTGTTCACGAGGAAAGGGCTATAATCTTTTTCGGCTAAAGTTGGATTTTCGCTATTTCTAATTAGATCTTTTTTACTAATATTAATAGCGTTAACATATTCAAAAGGGTTCATAGAAACTCCAATGATACCATAACTTCTGTTAAAAATGCAGCTGTGTTAATTTCTGGATCAGCAACAAAAGCTGCTTGATATTGGTATTTTGCAATCAATACTACTAGCTCTGGAATGCTAGCCGGTTTAACATAATTATAGGCTTGATCATAGAACTTCCTAAACAGCTGCGCAGAATCTGTATCTGAGTTTTCTCCAACCCATTTACGCATCTCACTAAAGTTCTTTGCCTTAATATAACCAATAAGAGTCTTAAGATTCTCATCAGCAAGATTAACAAAGATACCAGAATCAATCTTACCGTTTACTGAGTATCTTTGTAGTTCATTAAGCACACGACGCCAATCAGGCACATGCTTATTAATAAGCTCAGCAACAACAGCTTTATCATATTCTACCCCTTCTTTAGAAAGTATTCCCACTGTTCTTTTAAAAAATTGAACTGCAAGTCTAGGTAGATCGTCTTTGGAAATTTTGAAGTCAACCACGGAGCAACGTGAGTGTAATGGTTCAATGATGCGGTGCTTGAAGTTACACGTGAGTATGAAGCCGCAGTTCCTTGAGAACTCTTCCATAAAATTGCGTAGAGCTGGCTGTGTAGAGTTGGCGTTAAGGTAGTCGGCTTCGTCGAGGATGACATACTTTCTTCCCCCACCAAAAGATACCGAGGAAGCAAATTGTTGGATGTCGTTCCGGAGTGTGTCAATATTACCATTCATCGATCCATTGATAACAATATAGTCAGCACCAATCTGTTCTAACATAGCTTTAGCAACTGTTGTCTTACCAACACCAGCTGAACCAGTAAGAAGAAGATTAGGTATATTTCCGCTATCTATAAAAGAGCTGAAGGTCTGCTTGAGACCTTCAGGAAGTATACAATCATTAATTGTCTTTGGTCGATACTTTTCGACCCAGAGAAATTCATCCATAGTTACCCACCATACGAACTAGATGCTTCAGTCATGACAAAGTAAATAGTATTGCCTGTTGACCATTTCGATATACCACGTGATGTTATTTTAACATCATAGTTAGATGAAATCAACTTAACAATGTTTTCTACTTTAAAGAACATATTAAATGTCTTATCAGTAGTACCTACTTCAATACTGAATACATCTGTTGTTGGGTTTTTAGAATTAGTAGCAGTGATTGTAATGGTATGCCCATCACCAATCACTGCAATTTCCGGAAGCTGAAGAACGCTAGTAGCCCTTACGACTCTCTGCAATTCATCTTGAGAAATGGAGAACTCAATATCAGCTCCCGGAAAACTTATCTCTTTATTAGGATCTGGTGCAACAATCATAGAAGGATCAGCATATGTGTAATTAACTGACTGACGTCCAGATACAATTCTTACTTGCTTATCACTAAAATCTAACTCAGGTTCTTTAAATAGCGATACAATACCAAGAAACTTTGCAAGTTCATAGATAGCAAATTGTTGAGGAAAAGTTTCTTCCACAATTGCTTTAGCAAAGATATTCTTAGATGGTGAAATAGTAGTAATACTATTACCAGGTGCTACCAAGAGTGATGGATTGATAGTAGAGAAGTTTTTAAGAATATTAATAGTAGCTTCACTTAATTTCATAATATAAATTTCCTTTAACCAATCTTTTTAAACTTCTTGAGAAGGTTTGGATCAGCTGATCCCATTGGTACTGGTTGAGGTGCTGCAGGTGCGTTACCTGCACGTTGTTTTTTAATGAGTTCTGCATCTGCAGTTGCTGATGCACCAATAGAAGCTAGTGCTGGCAATTTGCCACCAAACACATATGAGCCTGAATGTTGTAGATGCATCCATGGACACAACCATACCTTCATGCCAGCCTTGCGTACATTCTGACAGAACAGATAATCTTCAGAAAGATAGCGATCTGTTGAAGAATTAATCTTTGATTGTGCTTCTGCTAATGCATCAGATACTTCTTTACTAGGAACTGATTCACCTGAAGCAATACGCTTAAGAAGTTCTTCATATTTTTTAATAGGATTGTGACGATCAACTTCAGCTTGGAAATACATACCGATCTTACGTGAACCATCAAACGCTTCTGTACGAACATGATCTGGTTTATACATAATTTCTGGATAAGCAGCAAGATACTTCTTAAAAGTATCCTTACGAATCATCATAAACCCAGTACCAGTTTCTAGCACTTGTGCAGGTTCATCTAAACGAATAACTCTTGATGAAGGATCATTCTCATCAATTGCAGGGTTAAATACAAAGTCACCAACAAAATCTTCAAGTACATTAGGGTTTTGATCAGCTACACCTTTATCAACTGCCTGTTTAATCTTTTCCCAAGTAATACACTTCTTAGGATAAGGAGCTGCAATAACATCATATTCTGACTCTGGTGTCTGTAATGCCATCATAGCAATAACATCTTGTGGATTGAATCCAATGTCTGAGTCAATAAACAGGAGGTGCTCTGAATCTGAACGAATAAATTCATCTGCACAATAATTGCGTGCACGTGTGATCAATGATTCGTTAAACAAAAAGTATGAACGCACTTCAATGCCATACTTAACACAGAGTGCAGTAAGATCACACATAGAACGTGTATACATCCCACCTGCCATACCACCATACATCGGTGTTGCTACAAACAACTTACGCTTTCTAAGCGCTTCTATATCAATTTTAATTTCCATTTTTTATTTCCTTATTACCACGAACCATCATCAATGATGAATTCTATTCTAAACATTAATAGTCTAATAATTAACTGATGCATCTTAGGGTTAAAATCATCAGGTCTCCTATAATTAAAATCTAAACCCCAGCTTATAGGATTAAGAATAAACATAATTGATAAATTTGACCACCTAAGATAATTAAGTATACTTTTGATCATGCGCTTTGCCAATACCATAATCACCATCATACTTCTTTAGTGATTGCGACTTAAAGAGAAGGAACTGACCTACACGAGTTCCTTTCTTAATCTTTGCAGGTGCTGTTACATGGAGAGCACCTGCCATAACGCCATGATAGCCAGAATCGTATAGACCACTAGTAATAAACAAACCATTGCGATTAAGGGTTGATCTAGTAATAACCCAGCCAGCCTCGTCAGATCCAACCTGGATAATATTTTCCATAATGATCTCATATGAGCCAGGATTGAGGTACCAATAACCTTCATTATCTGGATTGAGTTCTGTAGAACCTCTATGCTGTTTAGTTTCTTTGCCATTCTCTTCACCAATAACAAATGTCTTATCAAGATCCATTCTAAAGATCTTTTCCACCCGGAGGTCTACTGCATTAGGTTGAATATCAGTTAACTCTACATTAGTAAGAGTAGATTGAGTATCTTGTGCTGCAATATGTATCATCATGAAGCTTCATCCATAAAAAAATAAGGGTTTTCAAATGTATCAAAATGTCCTACAATCTCCATCATAGGCTGTCCTGGAATAAATTGCCAGATATAATTTGGTTCTAACGGTCTCGAACCAGTAAATTTAGTAGATGATATATTACCTTGCTCATCAATAAACATAGGAGATATTTCATTACGAAAGAGTTGTAAACCTACCCCATCTTCATAGTATAGACAAGAAAACGTACCATCAATATTGTTTAAGTTTTTTGTATACTTGTATTTGTGTAGTATGAGATATGTATCCCATGTAATATATCCTAATGCTGCACCTGAACTTTCAATAAACTTTTTAATCCAGTTATCTTTAATAATACCATTATGCCAAAGATAATGATTACCTATATTAGCTGGGTGTATAGAATTCTCTGATTTATTATCTGTTGTAGGTGCTTGCATATGAGCAATACAATATTGCCCTTCTGGTATATTTACATCGTAAATAGGAAATAATCCTAATGCTTTTTGCATATATGTAATACGTTTAATTTTAGGATCATAGTAAGAAAATGAATAAGAATGCCCACCCCTGTATGCATTAAGCATAGCAAGTTCTACTATTTTACCTTTATCGAAACTTCCAAATATACTACACATCATAGGCCTAGAGAATTGTAAGGTAAATATTTTTCCCAATCAATAGGAGGGTTATACGGAATAGGATCTTTTACCCTTGCTTTAATGAAGTTAGCAATTCGTTCAGAGCATGAAGGACATTTTCCGCAAGAGTTGCCATTTTCATCAGGGTTATAGCAAGTAAGTGTGTAATCAAATCTAACATTACCTAACTCCTGTGCAATCATAATCTCATCATACTTAGAGAGCAAACTAAAAGGTGCTTCTAGTTTTACTTTATGTGTACGATTTTGATCTGCAACTGCATTCATACAATCAACAAACTTCTGAGTTGTATCCCAATAACCATATTCATCATGTACTTGTAACCCAGTAAACACATGAGATGCTTTGTTTGATTCTGCAAATGAAAATGCTAGTGCATTAAGAATCATATTGCGGAACGGTACATAGGTTTTAGGTTGTGGATCTCCAAGAACTTCTTTGATGGTTGGCATAGCCACGTCAGTGCCGCCGATATTTGCACTGACATCCTTTACAATATCACCAAGAATTCCAAGATCCAATACTTTATGAGCAATACCAAGATGTTGACACGTTTTAGCAGCCATCTCAAGCTCTTTTACTTGCTTCTGTCCATAATTATATGATAAAGCAAACACTCTATTATTGCCATACTTTTTAACAAGTATGTAAGTCATAATTGTAGAATCTAGACCACCAGAAAGAACTGATACTACATTTTGATCTGTATCAGGTAACTTACTTAATGCTTCGTTCATATTCATTTGCAATTTCTTCCTGTAAATACCACATTGCTTTGTGTAAATCTTCTAGACGCTTTGCTGGATCTTTTTTACCTGCTCGTGCAACATACTTAACTACATTACCGAGTGAGAAGCTTAACTCCCACGCACGAATAACTTTAATGACTTCATATGGATTATCTTTACCACCATAATGATCTGGGTGATTTACTGCCTCTTTTTTACGAGTAGTCTCTCTATGAACTGGTTGATGTACAACTTCTTTTTCTGTTGCAGGTTGTACAGCAGGTATAACCGGTCTTGCTGGAACACTACCACTAGTAATTATACTACCACCTGTTTTAATAGCCATATTATTGCCTCAATGTTTTAGTGTTTAACTTACCTGCATCAACCAAGTCTCTTGCATACTTGAAAATTAAATGATCATTAGTTGCGCGTACTGGATTAATATCAATACCACCACGGCGTGTATAAAGACATGATACAAGAAGTTGATCTGGTTCTAATAAATCATAAAGTCTCTTATAGACACATTCACATATTTCTTCATGAAAGTGATTTTCTCTACGCATAGAAACAATATACTGTAGAAGTGATTCTGGTGTTACTGTCTTATTACCTTTGATTGAGATGTAAATATCACCCCAGTCAGGTTGGTTAGTAACACGACAGTTTGAACGAAGAACTGCTGAACGCCAGTTATAATGTGCGTCAGGGTTAGTATCTTTTACTACTAAGATAGCAGGATCTTCGTTATATTGATTAAACTCAATCTTCTCTACATTAACACTATGTTCAAGAGATATAAATGAGAAATTACCAATAGGTGATGAACAGGATGTGCTTTCATCACAAAATGCTACTTGAATTGCATCTTGTTCAACACCTAATGTTTTAGAAAGGTCTCTGTAGATAATATCTACTACTTCATCAATAACATCAGAAACTGTATCACCTAAACGTGCCATATTAAATGAGTTCATATAAAGCTTAAGTGATTTTGATTCTACAATGTTAGGTGAATCAGACGGATACACACAACGAATAACCCCGCAAACAGGAAAACCGTTTGTAGTAAGGGTGGAAAACTCATAACAATTCCAAGTATCGTACCCAACAAAAGGAAGATTATCATCATCGATGTTATAGACGGTACGATTAAGATGGCGAGGGATACCGACGAGTAAAGTAGGATCAATGTTATCAGGAGTAACATAAGGTTTAACAACTGAACCATCACCAGCTTTTCCTAGGTGCACAGACGCAATATCTTCAATATTAACCATTTTTCTTTTCCTCATATGCAATTGCAAATTCTAAAAACTTAGCAGCTTTCTTAAGATCTTGAAGTACAGGATCTTTATTACCTGCTCTCCAAACATACTTAAAAGCTTGAAATCGATTATAATCTGTAAACGTATCGTTAGTAGAAGTCTTACATAATTCTTCAATCACATCAATACATTCATACTTACTATCACCTTTATAGTGACTAGGTCTAATAGCATCAGACATTAATATGCTCCGGTAAGAATTCTAACCATGATTGTAGTGAACAATCCTTTAGTGTATTATAAAGCTCTTCTTTAGTAATGCAAGTGTTATCTCTAAGAACACTATGAACTACTTCACCTTCATCTACCCCTTCAGTTACTTTATGAATAACCGATCCAATAGTATGATACTTGGCATGACCTTCCCAAGTTTTCTCTTGAGGGTCTTTACCTTTAAGTTCTGGATGTAGATGAATAGCTGCAGGATGTCCGTTAAAGATATCATGCATTGTTACAATATCTTTAGGAATAATTTTAAGATAACCATGAAGTGTTATAAAACATCTTCGTTTAGTAAAACGCAATGAGTTATGAATAGCCTCAAAGTTCATAATAGTGACCTTATCTACCGGTATATTATGTGACCATTGATCTTCATTTCTATTATTAGTAATAATATCAGTAGGCCAGACATCGAAGTGATCACAAATCTTCTTGAGTTCACTTCCTGTCTGACTAAAGAGTGCTATCCAAGGTCTCAATTGCAAAACTTTCTAAACTGTTCAATATTACCTTTAATAAACTCAAGTTGCATATCTGTTACTTCTTCAGACATGTACTCAATAAGCTTAGTAGAGATCTTATCATCAAGACCAGTAGGACGATACTGCACACCATTTAATCCGTGAACAATAGGATTAGAAGTATCCACAGAATCAATCCACTTGTAATCTTTATAAGCAATAAACTCTTGAGGAAGACCGCAGCCGAGAAGGTGATGAGGCTTGTTAGTATCAATAATACCATCATTGAGAAGATC